TTGCAGGTCTAACTCCTAGTTTAACTAGACAGACGCAGGCCGAGTTTGCCGAAGAAACCGCACGGCAAGCAGAGCTATACAAAAATATACGTATGCCAAAATCTGAAGAAACTAGTATCGAGGATGAAGAAGAAAACACTTGATTTACCTTTACACAATCTGTTACACTAGACATAGGAGAGAATCTAATGTCATTTTTTAAGAAAGTAGCATGTTTTACAGATATACATTTTGGTCTAAAATCAAATTCTGCAACTCATAACCAAGACTGCGAAGATTTTGTAGATTGGTTTATTCAAGAATCCAAGGACGCTGGTTGCGAAACAGCTATCTTCCTTGGAGACTGGCACCATAATCGCAATGCAATTAACTTAATTACTTTGGATACATCAATTCGATGTCTAGAGAAATTAGGGCAAGCATTTGAGAATTTTTATTGGTTTCCGGGTAATCACGATTTGTTTTACAAAGATAAACGAGATATTCATAGCTCGGCATTCGGTAAACACATACCAGGCGTAACTGTAGTTGATAAAGTTATGACCGAAGGAGATGTTACACTAGTGCCTTGGCTAGTGGGCGACGAGTGGAAAAACATCAGCAAGATTAAAAGCAAGTATATGTTTGGGCATTTTGAATTGCCATTGTTCTATATGAATGCAATGGTACAAATGCCGGATCACGGTGAATTGCAGGCTAAACATTTTACTCATCAAGACTATGTGTTTAGCGGCCACTTTCATAAACGACAAAATCAAGGTAAAATTTGGTATATCGGTAATGCATTTCCCCATAACTTTGCAGATACCTGGGACGATGATCGAGGTATGATGGTATTAGAATGGGGCGGTGTTCCCACGTTTAAGTCGTGGGCCGACGCTCCCAAGTATAGAACATTGTCATTAAGCAAATTAATCGATGATAAAGATAACATTATGAAATCTAAGATGTACTTAAAAGTTAACTTAGACATTGATATTAGCTACGAAGAAGCTAACTTCATAAAAGAAACTTATGTTGAAGAACATGATATACGAGAAATTAGTTTAATTCAAGAAAAAAATAATATCGAAACCGGAACTGATGATAATCCGGATGCTAGTTTTGAAAGTGTTGATCAGATTGTAACAGAGCAATTACTTAATATTGACTCAGACAATATCGATGCAAAAACTCTACTAGCAATTTACAATAGTCTATAAATGCTAAAACTTAAAAATATAACTGTAAAAAATTTTCTATCAGTAGGTAATCAGACACAGGCCGTGGATTTTGACAAAGAGCAACTGACATTAGTGTTGGGTGCAAACTTAGATCTAGGCGGAGATGACAGCGGTAGTCGAAATGGCACGGGCAAGACTACCATTGTTAACGCACTGAGCTATGCACTGTACGGCCAGGCATTAACTAACATTAAAAAAGAAAACTTAATCAATAAGACCAACGGCAAAGGTATGCTAGTCACGGTCGAATTTGAAAAGAATAATATGCTATATCGCATTGAACGAGGCCGAAAGCCCAATGTCATGCGACTGTTTGTCAACGATGCTCAACAAAAATCAGCCAATGATGATGATGACAGCCAAGGCGACAGCAGAGAAACCCAACGGTATATTGATACTATGTTGGAAATGTCGCATACTATGTTCAAACATTTAGTTGCACTGAATACCTACACAGAACCTTTCCTGTCAATGCGGGCTGCTGAACAACGAGAAGTTATCGAACAGCTACTTGGTATTACAATCTTAAGTGAAAAATCAGAAAAACTAAAATTAGAAGTCAAGTCAATTAAAGACACCATTCAAGCAGAAACTTTTAAGATTGAAAGTATAAAGAGTGCAAACGATAATGTACAAAAAAGTATTGACAGTCTTGTAATCAAAAGCAAAGCATGGGAAACTAAGAAAGATAACGACCTTGAAAGTTTTGGCAAAGCAATATTGCAATTAGAAAGTGTAGATATCGAAGTTGAATTGCAGTCTCACATTGCATTAAAAACTTGGGACGAAAACAATACTAAAATACGTAACTTAAACAAACAGCGAGCAACATTAGATTCTGCAATTGGACAAGCTGAAAAAACTGTTAAGAAATACGAAAAAGAATTAGAAAGTCTAGCAAATAAAACTTGTCATGCATGTGAACAAGAATTGCACGACCATAAACACAAAGAAATGACCACTACTGCTGTTCATCATCTAGGTGATGCGATGAAATACTTTGATAAAGTGTCGCAAGATCTTAAGAAGATTGTAGAGGAATTAGGCACGGGAGAGATGCCGCCTAAGCCCAACACGTTTTATGAAACTGAAGCAGAAGCATTGGGGCATAAAAACAACTTAGACAACCTAGAAAGAGAATTAACCAATAAGTGTGATGAACACAATCCGTATGACGAACAGATTGAAGAATTAAAGAAAACTGCCATTCAAGAAATTAAATGGGACGCAATCAATGAACTTGTTAAATTACGAGATCATCAAGAATTCTTGTTAAAGCTATTGACAAATAAAGATAGTTTTATCCGTAAAAAGATTATTGATCAAAATTTAACGTATTTGAACAAACGATTAGGGTATTATGTTGACAAGCTAGGATTGCCACATAAAGTAATATTCTTAAACGACCTAAATGTAGAAATTACTCAATTAGGGCAAGATTTAGATTTTGATAATCTAAGTCGAGGCGAAAGAAATCGATTGATTCTATCACTAAGTTTTGCATTCCGCGATGTATGGGAAAATCTATATCAGAATATAAATTTACTATTCATTGACGAATTAATTGATGCAGGTATGGATGCAGCAGGCGTAGAAGCTGGATTAGCTGTTCTAAAGAAGATGGCCAGAGAACGAAATAAGAATATATACTTAATATCACATAAAGATGAATTAATCGGTCGAGTAAACAACGTTCTAAGAGTTATCAAAGAGAACGGTTTTACCAGTTACTCAAATGACGTCGACTACATTGAGGCATAGGGATAAATGTCTGCACTAGAGGAATATAAAGAAACGTATAATAAGTTTGTAACTATGTTGATAGATTTACATAATACCAACGTGCTTTATACTAGACAACAAAGTTTCAGAAACGCAGCAGATTTAAGAAGAATATTAAGACAACTCAAAGTTGTAGAAAAAGCTCTTTGGTCAGCTTCATTACAAGCATCTAAAGAAGCTGCACACATTGAGAAACGAGGAAGACCAAAAAAGGAAAGATGATATGACAACAACAACCGCACAACTACAAACAACATTTGCAGAATTCTTAGCAGAAGACGCAAAATTTACAGGTGGCAATTCGGCCGCCGGTACACGTTCACGCAAGGCTCTTGCAGAAGTTTCTAAACTAGTTAAGCTTCGCCGTAACGAAATTACTGCTGAAAAGAACGCACGTAAAGAAGCTAAGGCTGCAAAGTAATTGACTTGGGTCTATAAAGACTCTATAGTTAATGAACTACCTGATGATTGTATCGGTTTTGTATATTGCATTACCAATACAGTTTCAGGGCGCCAATACATTGGCAAAAAATTAGCAAAATTTAGTAAAACGACCTACAAGACTGTAAAGTTGAAGAACGGCACTAAGAAGAAAAAGAAAATTAGAAGTAAAATTGACAGCGACTGGCAGGAATATTACGGGTCCAGCGTTGAACTATCTAAAGACATAGACGCTTTAGGCAAAGATAAATTCACAAGAGAAATTCTCTATTATTGTAAAAGTAAAGCAGAAACATCTTACGTTGAGGCCCGCGAACAATTCGACCGCAAAGTATTAGAATCCGATGAATACTATAACGGACATATACAAGTCCGTGTACATGGCTCACACATTAAAACAAAAATTTAAGGCACCTTAAGCGGTACACAAGCAAGCGTCGGCTAACATCGGACGCCCTGAACCTGGACATCGTGTCACAGGGATGGAAATCTCTTGCCGCTAAGAGTACTCAACCACTATCCTTTACAGGACGTAAATCGCAAATTCGCCGCGGTATGGTTGTTTGAAGTAAGAAAAAAGGCAAAAGGAGGGGAGAAAAACCCCAAGTATATGAATATGTTAGTGTATATTCATATGCTGCCGTTGTATAAAGACGGAGCTCGTGGTACCGATCAACCGCCACTGTAACTGCTCTAACACTAAGTGATACATGTTCGACTCAGATAATGTTCAATTTCTTTGCCCAGCTTGGGCAAAGTGTGACTGAACGATCTAGATAATATTTAATCGCCCATGATATAAAAATTGCTTCAAGCGATAGCGCAGAAGCAAGTGAGCGTCTGCTCACTATAAATATATAAACTGTTGTCAGGAATAACATAATGAAATTCAATGATCTATTAAATGAAACTCAAGTTAATGAGTTAGGAATACTTAAAAATATTGGCGGAGCTCTGAATAAAATGCGATCCAATAGGCAAGCATCAAAGTTGCAATCAAAGGGTGCGTCTCATGCAGGGCGTATTGCTGATAATATTAGAGCTGAGTTTCAACAGATGGTAGGGGGTGGCATGGAACCTACATACCAAAACTTAATTGACTTCTTAGAAGATTTAGGTCTAAGTGATTTGGACACTATTCCTAATCCAGCAGGCGGTGCACCAAGTGTAGCAACTCCTCCTGAAAGAATAGATCCTACTATGGAAGCAGTAGCAGGTGGATTGAATAACATGCAAATTGATAAGATTATCAAAGATGCAGTTAGAAAAAATTATGCTAAAATAGTGGCTGCACAACAGGGCAGGAGTCGTCAACAAGTTGAACCTACTGGTGATGCTACTCCGGAACCAGCAGCGCCTGAGCAACCAGCAGCGCCTGAGCAACCAGCAGCGCCTGCTCCACAAGCTACTACTAAACCTGTTGCGCCGCCGACAATGACTGGTCCGACTCCTACAACATTAGATGGATTTAAGAAAATGTATTCAACTTTAGATCCAAAAGAACGGGCAGCATTACGTGATCAGTTGGATATAATTGACGATCAAGACAGACTAGCTAGCGGAACAAACGAAAGTATCAGTCAACCGTTTGTTAGCAAGTTCCTGGGTATTGCACTATAATTAAAAGAACGGTAATTTAGTTTTGTTAGTTGTTTCTAAATTAGATTCGATCAACTTGGAAATGACTTCCCGATCATCATAATCGGTGCAGTATATTTCTGACAGCGTTATGCCACCGCGCATAAACCAACACATCTTAAAAAGTTCATCTTTTATGGCCCTTATCTCTTTTTCCATTTTAGTTGCTAGTTGAGTTATCTCGTCTAGCGACAAAGATAAGAGCCTCATTCGAAAAAATTTGCAGGATCAAATGTTAGTGGAACTTCGAGTTCTTCTTCTGAACCGTTGTCAATCATTTCTTGAGTTGCTCGAACTTTAACTGGCTTTAGACTGTTAGTTTTTCTTAAATTGTCTAATCTATCTTTGACTGCATCGTATACACTTTTATCGCAATTCTCCATAAATTCAGCAATGTCCTCTGAAATTTCTGTTGTTCCTGCAGAACTCTCTATTCTATATACTGAACTATTGATAATTCCTACAGTGATATCTGTCAATTTTTTGAAACTATCTCTAAAGGTGTCAACTTTTTGTTCCTCGGATAACTCCGAATTGTTAACTAGATTCATTAATTTCTGTGTTTCAAAATTTTGAATACTAGTCTTGCTAATAGTATGATAGTTAACTGGTTTGATATATAACGCTAGTTCTGTGCCAACATTAATTCGTTCTTCCCAGGTAATTGTTTCGTAAAGTGTGTCTAATAGTTGTCTTAAGTCAACATTGTAGTTCATTTCTTCTTCACCGATGGTGATAGAAGTTTCCATCATCTCACCGTAGGTAGCTAGTCGAATTGCAATCAATACTACATCAAGATCAATACTTGGAATTTCCCATGCATTCTTAATTGCTGGAACACAGTTT